GAAGAAGGGAAATACAATCAATTAGAAGTTGTTGTTTGTCATTCATAATACAATAAGGATTAGAATACAAATATAAACATTATTTATATAAAACGACCCTCTACAATAGAAACATCTGACAAAGAAGATACAAACTATTATTACAATATAAACCCCAAGAGCGGCTATTCAGTCGTTCCTTCCATACAGCCATTTTCATGAAAACTGAGAATAAGGATACCTATATCTCACATAAGCCGCTAAGGGATATTGACCATACTTGTTATCATCTGTCCTGTTGTCAAATCTTTGGCCATTATACTAACTGTTTGTGGCCTCTGATTATCGTAATAACCCGGTCCGGCGGCATATGTATGGTACGACTCTGTCACTGGACAAGGATGTATGAGATTTATTCCTTCACGGAACTCAGTGATTGGTTCTACCCAGAATAATCCCTCTGCCCTATACTTAAGAACATAATGGAGTTGCTTCTGAATATGATGTACGCCATTGTCATCGTCCCATTCCCCTATAATTTCATCATGGGCTTCTATTGAGCTAATCACAATTTCGGGTTTCTTGGTATAGGTCGGAGCTTCAATTGGCTTAGGCTCCGTTGTTTCAAATACCGTTTCTCCCGAACTGTTGGTGTGCTCAACAAAGATACTTATTGCATAGGTTGCTTTATCCGCCACCGCCGTATAAGTGCTGTTGTGGATGCTAAGGTCTGGTTCGTAACAACGGAGCACATTAAAGCTCCAATCATTCTTTGTGGCGGTATAGGTGTCATAAGGTACCCCATTTTGGTAAAGTATGGTTCCCCATCTGGACACCCCTTGTATTTTTTTAATGTCATTGGTTGACACTTCATACCAGAATTTCAGATACCGGGGACCTTCTTCTGTACTAGGAGCACTTTCCTTGAAAGTCGGGGTTATTTCAAATTCAATGTCCTTTACATCAATTCCTTTCGAAGTAACGAAAGATTTGGGATTGTCTGCATAAAAATGTTTTCCGTCGATTATTGCAAATGCCCGGTAGGTATATGTGGTTTCAGGCTGCAATCCCGTAAGCTGGAAACTGTATGTACCATCTTCTGTAACATCCTGGACCATTTCATGCCTATTTCCCGCCCCATCGCTGAATTCCACACCAATCTTTTCACTCCAGAAAGCGGTATACCTGTATTCACATGTCACGATTGCCGAACTTTCCGTAACAGAACCGGATGGTCCGGTGGTAAGGGCAGGTTTCTTGTCGTATGTCAGTTCAGGCACTTCCGCTTCCGACGTATATTCTCCCAAAAGGTTCGATTGATAGGCACAGAATGATACTTTTCCGATATAGCTTGCTTCAAAAAGTCCGTAAAAAGGCATGAAGTCGTTACTGGGCAAAGAGACTTCTATTTCTACAGTCTCTTTCCCTCCTTTTTTGAGTGAATATTTTGTCTGGACATTGTCCTGTGTCATCAAGACACCATAATCTTCCGAATTCAAGGCGTCAATTCTATCCAAGTCAGACAAAAAGTCTATCTGGACTTCTATCTTCGCCTTTACCGTACCGTTCGCATAGACAGCATCCTTCTGACTTATGGAAACAATTTTCAATGGGTCGAGTTCCAAATATTCGATGTTACTCCAAAAACAGTAAATCTGCTGAAGAAGCTCATGCTCATAATAAGTGTCAGGAAATACGCATACTTGGAAACCAATCTTTCCGCCTCTCAGATTATCCACTTTGATATTCACTTCCCCATTTTCCGATAACTGTCGTATATCAGTATGATTCCTCGAAACACGAACTCCACCGGCTTTCTCATACCAGTAGAATACTTTATAATGGGGGGAATATCCGGTATTGTGCACCACGTTGGTGAACTTTATATTAACATTGGCGGAAGTTTCCGAGATTCGTTTTACTGACTGAATATAAGGTGTACAGTCCCCAATGGCCCTTTTAACCATATCTTCAACCATAGCCCTATAATCCTCGGGAAAACTCACAATAAAGTCCAGTATCCCCATAGGGCCTTCGGCTATTGAGAGAATGTCTTCAATTATATTCAAATAAGGATTATCCAGTCGGTCTATGAACGCGGACAGTCTCTTTGACAGAAGCTCCTCCTGGGTTTTCTTTGTGATGTAATCTTGTTTATAATACTTCTTCTGTCCCAGTCTTTTAAGGGAAACCAGGTCATAAATGTCCAAAGCGGTACTTACTCCTTTCAGTATTGCATTCTCCTCTGTTGTGGAAGCTCTCGATTGCCTTTGCATTGTAGAAGCCGACGGCTCTTTTTTTATGGACACATCGACTATCTCCTCTTGTATATTTCCACCCAAATCTGTTCTTGTAACATGGTAAATCTCGTCAGATTTCTCTATGAAGTGGTAGGCATTGTCCATGTCTATGGCTACTATTGGGGTCAACGTAGAATCGCAGTAGATGACAAAGCCCTTCTCGTTGCTAACCCATTCTTTCCTGTTCACATCCAAAGAATCAACCGCTATTCTATATCCAAAAATAGAATCCTCCGCTAAATTGATGGCGATGCCATCGGAAAACATATAGGTTGTTGTTTTCGGAATATAGTCATCGAGTACAGCTCCTTTCAGACTGTCTTTAGGAATTACGGTTTCCGGTTCATCTCCAGGCTCCTTTCCCGGGTTTATTGGGGATATTCCATCATCATCCTTACTGCAACCGATAAAAGCTAAGGAAACTGTGAACACAAGCGATAGCAGTATTATGCTTTTTTCATTTTTTTTCATATACTATGGTTCTAACAAATCTGTTCAAATATATTAAAATATCAAGCAATATAAAACCTTATAGTTATGCAAGCCGTCCTATCATGTACCATTATGGGATAAAAAGATAAAAGGATGGACTATCAGGCATAAAATTCTTCCTTTTCCTTGTTCCCGGCGTTGCCATAATCCGACTCGTCCGGTTCCTTCATGCGGACTTTGGCATATTCCATAAACAGACAGTTTTTCATATTCTGTTGGAATTTATTGGTGATTTGTATTAATTTTGCTGTCGGTTATGAAATATTTATAGACATTATGAAGTTAAAGAATGTGTACGAACTAATCCAAGAAAGACTGGAAGTGATTTTTAAAGAGTTCGACAATATATACATTTCCTTTTCTGGTGGAAAGGATAGTGGAGTGTTACTGAACCTATGTCTGGACTATATGCATAGGAACCGACTGAAACGTAGAATTGGAGTGTTCCATATGGACTATGAGATACAGTACCGCATGACCATTGACTATGTGGACCGGGTATTGGAGGCAAACAAGGACATGCTGGACGTATACCGTGTCTGCGTGCCGTTCCGTGTGACGACCTGCACCTCCATGTACCAGAACTACTGGCGTCCCTGGGACGAAGCGAAAAAGGAAGCGTGGGTCAGAGAAATGCCGGAGGGCGCAATGACTGTAGACGATTTCCCTTTCTATAACCGCAGGATGTGGGACTATGAATTTCAGTTGGAATTCTCCCGTTGGCTCCATCAACGAAAAGCCGCACGGCGTACTTGCTGTCTGGTGGGCATACGTACCCAGGAAAGCTACAACCGTTGGCGCACAATCTATCGAGGTGTGAAAGAGCAATATAAGGATTACCAATGGAGCACGAAAATCAGCGAGGATGTGTATAACCTATATCCACTGTTCGACTGGAAAACGGAGGATATATGGATTGCCAACGGCAAGTTCCGATGGGATTACAATAAACTATACGACCTCTACTATCAAGCCGGGGTAAGCCTTGACCGGCAACGGGTGGCAAGTCCGTTCATCAGTGAGGCCATCGAGAGCCTTGCCTTGTATAAAGTCATTGACCCCAACACATGGGGACGGATGATAGGACGTGTAAACGGAGTCGGCTTTGCCGGACTTTACGGCAATACCCGTGCGGCAGGAAGGAGGAACATCCGTCTGCCAAAAGGATATACCTGGAAGTCATTCATGGAATTCTTGCTTTCGACCTTACCGGAACACACCCGGAAAAGATACCAGGCCAAGCTGGAAACCAGTATCAAATTCTGGAAGGAAAAGGGCGGGGTTCTCAGTGATGAAACCATACAGAAGCTGAAAGACCGTAACATCCCCATTCTGGTGGGTGACGGCACCAACTATAGGACAGACAAGAAACCGGTACGGATGGATTACCTGGACGACATCGACATAGAGGAGTTCCGGGATATTCCCACCTATAAGCGTATGTGTATATGTATCCTGCGTAACGACCATACCTGCAAGTATATGGGGTTCGCCCTGACCAAGGAGGAGAATGAAATGAAGAGCAATGCCTTGAAAAAATACAAGGATATTTTATAAATACAATAACCAACGGTAGGACTACCATATTTTTCCAGACAGAGTGACACCAACTTTTCAAATATAAAAAGTAAAGGAGCGGCTTATTCAGCCACTCCTTCTACAAATTCCTTCAACCGATACAATCTATCAATAGCCGGATTATAGAAAGCATCCGGATAATGCTGCTTAATATCGCAGATATTCGCATTAACATACAGAGAGGTGTCAAAGATATGTTCTGCCTCACTTAGCATCACCTCCTTGGGTAACTGGGTTGTTTGTGCCCATTCGATTATTGCCTTGACGGATTCCTCGTCGTAAGCATATTTACTTTCTTCTGCCATAGCTACTTTATATAATCATTTATAATTGAAAATACGCGTCGTTCGCCATATCAACGGCATCCTCCAGACTGCCGCCACTTTCTTCCACAAATGCGACTATCGCATTTATGAATTCATCAAAGGAGGCAACATCCTCACCCAAAGTCCTGGCATTGTATTCCTCCTCTGTAAAACCTATATTCTCTATCAATTCCGTTTTCATTGAAACAAGCAAATACCGTTTCTTTTATAAAGATGAAAAGCCCCGACGGAAGCCGGGGCCACTTATCAAATGAATGATAAGTAAAACTACTACAGCAACAAAGGTATGTTTTTCCTACCACATAAACAAATTATAGCTCACCCCACCGCCGACATAAAAGCCACTCGGATAGCCATAACCAGCCTGCAACCCTAATCCCCAACGCTTCTTCTTCGACTTGATGGGAACCGGATGATAGACGTCATTCGTCACTGTCTGATAAAACGTCTTCGGATACACCACCATACTATCCAGCCGAGGGTCTACATATCCACTTACCACAGCACGATACGAGCTGTCTCTATATACTACTTGCTTACGATGAAGCAAGGTATCACCTATCCGTGTCGTATCATCCGGCACGAAACGCCAGAACACAGCCATCGGTGCAGAGATAAGCATCGTATCTACCTTGACAATCGTCTTTATCTTCGTCTCTACACGGACTTCAGCCGGAGGCTCATGCAAACGGAACCAAGCCGTCACACAAGCTATAACCAGCAGTACAATTAATATCCACGGTAACTTTTTCATTCCTCGAACCTTAAATCGTTTATACGGTTCATCCACCCCCGTTTGAATTTATTGTTCGCCGGACGAGAACGGCATATATCCTCGATGAAATCGAACCGTGCAATCTTAATCATGTCGAACAACTCACGCGGGTTTCTGGCATTCACCGCAGCGAGTGTCTTAGGTCCAACAATGCCATCCACAGTAACACCAAGCAAACGTTGAGGAATCTTTATTCCGTGTGCACCGGATGCCCACACCCAATCGACAAGGATATTTGCTACGGACTGGCTTGTTATCAAATCTGCCTTCCATCTGTCCCAATAATGCGGCTTGAGCACCCGTTTAACGACATCCTCACGGGTAAGCAGACGCAGGTCATCCACGTCTATATCACCGTCACCGTCCTTGTCATAGCCGCATGACTTCCACGTGCCGATAGTCACACCCATATTTGTAGCACCTCCAAGGTCTGCCGGGTCATTCACGAAACCGCCTTCCCATTTGAGAATCCAAGGCGCTAATTTATACACATTCGCCATTTCAATTTTCCTCCTTATTCAATTAATACCCATTTTGCGGTTCTCTATCACCGCACTTCTTTCTCTCACACCGTTTCAGTGCCAGTTCCAGTTTCAAGTCAGAATTAGCCTCCTTCAGTGTAAACAGCTCATCCTGCGCCTTACGGAGCCGGTCAGTCTGCTCCACAAACCGCTGTTCCTTCTCCGAAAGCTGCTTCTGAAGGAACTCGTTGTACTCCCGTAATGCCTTGAACTCCTCGACATCCGCATGCGCGTCCTCAATACGCGCGTTGGTCTTACGCGACATCCACCACTTAATAAGCTGCTTGATGCCCTCAATTCCACCGAGTGCGGTCACCAACATAACCCAATCATTCATACCCATTTTATTACTTTATTTATAACCATCAAATTGTCAGACAACCACAAAAGTAAGTAAGCCTATGTCAAACATACTGCCAATTCGGGATTTTCCACTGACACAGAATGTCAATGCAAAGATAGATATGGATGTAGCCTTCAAAAAGGACATTATTTTTTTGACATTCTCCGCAAATGGTCATCCAATGTTTTAGGGTTACATTTAAGCTTACGACATATGACTGCCTTTGAATAACCATATTCGAGCATAGTTTGAATGAGTTTTTCCTTACCAGTCAGCTTGTAATGCGTGTTTTTATCCCCCTTTTTTCGACCAAGTCGTATTCCTGCAGCTTTTCTGTAAGCAAGGGCCTCCTTGGTTCGCTGACTGATAAGGTCACGTTCAATTTCAGCGGATAAACCGAAAGCGAATGCCAATACCTTACTGTTGATATTATTACCTAATTCGTAACGCTCCTTGACAGTAAGAACGCAAGTCTCCTTAATCATACAGAGGTGAAGCATTGACATAATACCCATCAGGTTTCTTCCTAATCGGCTGATTTCTGTTATGATTAGAGTGTCGCCTTTCTTCATCCTCTTGAGAAGCGGACCTAATTTCCTATCGTTAGCAATTTTGGTACCGGAAACCTTCTCGGACACCCATTTATCTATTACAAGTCCTTTTTCCGTTGCAAATTTCTGGACTTCGAACCTTTGGTTCTCGACAGTCTGTTTGTCTGTCGACACACGAATATATGCGTAAACCATTTTTGCGGTGAAGGTAGTCTTATTCAACAGCCTAACCAAAAAGGGTATTCTAATGACCCTCAAAAGTACAAGGATGATAGAGAAAATTAAGGAAAATGAGATGACTTCGGTCAGTAGCGTAGATTATGTGCGAGGTTTGAAAGGGGAAGATAGTGTGTTGATAACCCTTTCATCTTTAATGACACAAATAGGCATTTTACATACATCATTCTCCCTTTCTCCAGGAGGACAGTATGAATTACCCTATAAATCTGGGTTAATTATGATACAAAATTCCAATCGTTCACACGAAAAGGCTGTTGCAACTTTGTATGGAAGTGGAAATGGGACTGTAATAGTCCCATCAAGTACCATTCAATTTTTCTCGGAAGAAATAGGCAAAGTTTGTGTTTTTAATAATGGAGAAAATACGAAATATATTATCAAAAATACAAGAAATGAATCTCAAAATCTTATCATTACATTTATAGAATAAATCTATTTAGTTTACCAAATAGGAAGAGTTTTTCCTGCCTTATATTTTTCCGTCATATCCTTTGACCCTCAAAAATACAAAGGTATGATAGAGAAGGTAAACATAAGTCAAGCCTTGAACAGCTTATCTGTTAAGGATGATGCAGATTTTTTCTATGGGGAAACAAGTAGTGAACCGGTGAAGATTAAGAAAAGCGACCTTAATTTGCAAATGAACAAAGCAAATATTGTTAAAGATGGAGACTTAAACAACCTTGTAGAAGCTGGAGAATATAGCGTATGGAATAATGTGGCAAACATTCCAACCAATAGCTTTTATTGGGTCAAAGTTATAGGTTCAGCTGATTTTGTACAAATAGCAATATCCTTTATCGACCTGAAAGAGTATAAGAGGTCACGAGTCAATGGTGTTTGGACTCAATGGAAATGATTTTTACTACTAAATAGAATATTTCCTAATACATTCTTTTTCATTCGTATCTTCTGACCCTCAAAAGTACAAGGGATATGATAGAGAAAGTTAACATAAGTCAAGTAATGAACCAGTGCCAGATAGTAACAGATGCAGACTATGTGTTTGTGGAAGAAGGAAATAGCCAGGGGAAAATGAAACTCAGTGTATTTGATTCGTTGTCCGAAGGGGTATTTATCATGTTTCATCGTAATAGTAATAATTACCCGCTTATGGTTAAGCCGTACAAATGGGTAACTTATCAGAATAGTGGAGAGATAGCGGAGGGCGTGGTAGTGGTGGAGGGCGGCAAGATACTGGTAGTATCGCCAACCGAGACCGCATTAACGTGGAGCAGCGCAGCCGTTAGCGGTGGCGGCGTTACTACCTCAGACCGCATTACGGCGATGAACGACTGGGCAGGTAAGGCCAACACCGCAGCGCAGATTACGCACGCGGAATGTAATACGGCATCCTACGCACCGGGTTTCTGCGCAGCCTACAGCCGCGTTAATGCCAACGGCCAAGGACTGACCGCAGGCCGATGGTGGCTACCGTCGCTGGGTGAGCTGTTTTGCATATACGCTAATATGCGTAAAATCAATTACGCATTATCGCTGATAGAGGGAGCAACACAGCTGGCCGAAACGTGGTACTGGAGTAGTACCGAGCACAGCGCTCCCAACGCGTGGATTTTGGACCTCTACGACGGCAACGCGCGCAGCATCACTAAGGCAACGTACCAGGGCGGAGTTAGGGCCGTTTCAGCATTTTTATATTAGATGGTTCTTGGGAATATAACTCTTTAACAGATACAAATCTTATAAATGAAACAGTTGGATAATAGTATAGGGGCACTTGCCCCTATACTATTCCAATGTAGCTTCAAATCCTCCTTCGAATGCACTGTTATCCGCTGCTTCCATCTTCATTGATATGCCAAAAGAACTCATTAGGAGTACATTTAGTATTGGCGTATAGACTAGCCGTTCAGCATAAATCCTGCACTTTCCATCAGCTTCAGTCTTAGCTTTAATCTTAATATTATAGCTACCTGAGAGGACTTTGACTTTTAGATTAGGATTGTCTGTTACATCACCAGCTCGTGATATGGAGATGTAATATAGGCTAGGCATTCCGCTTGATGTTGCAGATATAGACAAAAGAATTGAGCCTGTAACTGGAGTGCTTGTAGTCTCAAACAGAAGTACACTATACGCGCCTTGGAACTCCGATAACACACCTGATGGCATTAATCCTTTATTGGAAACTGTAGCCACTGCCATCTTATTACGAATACTATCAACTACTCCCGTGGCTGTAATATCAATCTTCTCCATCATACCTTTGTACTTTTGAGGGTCAAAGGATATGATGAAAAAAGTGAGAAAAAAAACAGTCCTTTGACAAGGTAATATATGCATACTTGTTTTATGCAATGATACCTCCAAATGTTACATTCATTACATCAGAGTATTGTTTAAATTCTATTTTATTATCAGTTTCATTTATGTAAATGCAATGTTGCCCAGCCATTATATTGTCGGTTCCTATGATTAGGGTTCCATAACCTTCATTTGCTATAACGGTAATTTCTTTTTTGTATACAGATACTAAATCACAAAAGCCAAAGTTTCCAGAACCTATCAGAAAATATAATCCGTTTTTCAGGCCAAGAGATAACTTTTGATTTGCAACTACTGACTTAGATATAATTTTTATTTTATCCAATTCAGATGCAGCAAGAAGTTTGGATATTAAATCACTCTTATTGATCTTCCCTTGGCTATTCCCTTTTTCCACATACACATGGTCTGCATCAGTCACTATCTGATACTGGTTCATTACTTGACCTATGTTTACCTTCTCCATCATATCCCTTGTACTTTTGAGGGTCAGAAGATACGGCAGATTAAAGCTATGCAATATTCTTCTTAGATTGAAGTAAGAGTTATTGTCATCCAGTTAGTCCACCGTAAATAAATATGAATTCTTATTTTCATTTGTTCTCCGTCTGCTTTTATTGCGAATTGAAATTTTTGGTCAGAACCTCCTAATGTAATTAAGTAACCCTCATCAAACGGATAATTATTTATCTGCGAAGCTACATAGGCCCATTCCCCTCCAGAAGCTTCATTGGCATCAGAAATAGATAAGGAAACCATATATTTTAATTTTTCTTTTATTGTTGAAAAATCAGCAATCACACTATTTCCTTCCTTAAGACCTCTTATATAGTCTAACTCGCTGACTGTCGTCATCTCATTTTCCTTAACTTTCTCTATCATATCCTTGTACTTTTGAGGGTCGTCATTTTCGGATAAAAACGACAACCGGTTTAACATTTTGTTTTTATTCTCGTTTTGTTAATAATTATCTTATTTTGTCAACTGCTCGAATAGCGTTTCGTTTCCACCCCATTCTTGGAAAACACCAACCCGATGGATGGATTTATGAGAGAACTGTATACATCATTTCCCAACGACGAGTCATTAATCATAATCGAGCCTGCTCGCAGAATAGTATCGCCAAATTCCTCACCGTTATGGTAGTTCCTCAATCTGACCATAGGAAGGTAATTGACGTTTCCATTCCATTGCTCTTCCATAAACTTGATTTCACCGATAACACTATTGTTCTGGTTGTACATCCTGATGGAGTTGGTATCCGGATCCAACTCGATTCTCGTTCCATTCAGTGAAGTGGAGAGCTTGCCGATAATCTCAATGTCACCGTTATCCTTTATCCGGAATGCACCGTTGGGGGAGCTGATGTTTCTGAACATGCCGCCGTCAACCTCGACATTTCTGCCATAAAAGATCCCCCTCAAGAAGTCAATCAGCAGGTTCGGCCTGAACCCGTTCGCCGGATTCATCGGATCACTGTAATTGAAGTCCTTGTACCCGCCCTCCGTCTCCACGGCCGAACCGTCCGCTCTCACCCCGTACTGGGAGAACATGTACTGCCCGTAGAATACGGCGCTCGCCAGTTTTGCGAAGTTCGCCATCAGAATCTCGACGAATGAATACCTGACCTTGTCCATCAGCACCCAGGTGGCCTTGCTGCCGTTGGCCGCATAGTCCTTTTTCGGATTAATATTCTTGAAGGTGCCCTCCTTGTTCAATACGTAATACTGCCCCTCACACAGCACCATGGGTGCGGACAGTGGGGTACGGGTATAGGATACGGATGCCGCGTACTCCCCGGTCGGATAGACCAGCGGGCCGACCGGTCCCTGCTGGAGATACTTCACTTCTCCCGTCTTGCTTGCCAACGCTTTCTTTGCCATATCATGCTGCCGTTGAGATTGTCCATGAAACATTGCCGCCTGCCTGCTGGCACATAGCTTCAGTGCAGGTACCGCTTGCCGCAGCCACATTCGCCGTAGCCGGATTGAGAATGACCCCTGCCGAATCCATAAAGACAAAATAGAACAGCATATTCTTTGCCTTCGTGGTCTGTCCCCGCTTGACAAGGATAGGCGTATAAGTCACCGAACCTCCGGAACCGGAAACAATCGTCTCATCCTCGGGATTGGGATTAGTTATGATGTCGTAGGGGTCTGACAAGTCCATCACCGTCTGCGTGTCAAGGCCTATCAGATTGCCGCCCTGCGACACCTCCACCTTAAAGATGCCCGTAGTGTCAACCAGGCTGTCCGTAACGGTCAGACTCTTGCCGGTCTGGTCGACGAGTGTCTGCCAGGCACCGTTAACCATCCTGGACCACTTGTAGGTCAGTCCGGAGGTGATTTCGGAGGCTCCACGTCTCGCCATCGCCGTGAGAACGACACTGCCGCCTTTCTCCCTGATAGCGAAATACTTGTCATCACCCGAAACGATGGTCACCACGTTCTGGTTGCCCACCCCCTTGGTGATGGGGATGCTGTAGACGAACTGCACCTCATCCGACACGTTGCCCACGGTCACCGTAGCCACCGCCTTGACGCTGCAGCTCGCACCGGACGACGCCTTCACCAGGTTCTTCACGATCTGAAGCCCGTAATAGTTCGTAGTGCCCGCCTTGTAGGGGATGTACTTGAAATGCCCCGTCTCGCCGCCGAACGTGTTCGTGGAAACGTTGGATGTGAAGCTTATCAACACGTCATTGAAATACCACCTGATGGAAGAGGGCACCACAACCCCCTCAGCCACCCGTGAGGAGGTGAGAAGGAAGGAGAGCGTCGGCTTCATCGTGGTGAAGTCGGGGGCTATGTTTGTCGGAGCACCCGATTCACCATCATACTCTTGATAGAGGTCGCCTTTGTCGCACATAATCGCTGGCATGTAAACGCCAGACTTTTGCGAAAAGATTACCTGCCCGACCTTACTCGCTACGCTCATCGGTCACCTCCTCCCCGTCTTTATCCATGAAACCCTCCGGAGTGGCGACCTCCACCGGATCTTCCACGCCGTCTATCTCACCCTTGGCCTGCTGCGGGGAAAGGCACACGCCCCCGACTACTGCCGCCCGGTCGAATACCGTATCGCCGGGAAAGCCTGCCACATCGGCCTGCCATAACAGCACATTGCCGTCGGCAGTGCTGTTGCGGATTCCTGCCACTCCCAGCTTGTCCGCAACCTCTCTCGTCACTTTGATATAAAATGCCATACTGCTATCGATTAATGGTTAAACATCCCTTTTCCTTGCCACTATAAACTTACCGCTGTCATCCGTCACGTACTTGCCGTCAGATGTCACCACCGCCGCATACGGGCCCTTGTCAATCACCTTCAGCTGTAGCATCATGCCGTCGGTGCATGGGATGGAGGGCGAGTACCCGGCAGCGGCCAGCACGTATGAGGAGGCGCCGGCCGCCTTCGTGTACCATTCGCACTCAAGGATGGCCTGGGGATTGGGGACAATCCCTGCCGTATCACGGATGACCGGTTTCGGGTATATCATCTTGGTTCCGTCTGCCACCTGCTGCGGAAATCCCTCCCAGTCAATCTCGATGGCGGGAATACGCCTGCGGATGGTGGTGGAGACATAGTCTATGTCACTGTCCGGCTTGGATGAAGGAGCACCGTCCTTCGAGTACGATGCTTTCACGACGTAGGTCTGTTCGTGGCCGATATAGTCCCGGTCTATGGTAAGCACGTTCTTTGTCAGTGATACGAACTCCCAGTCATTGTCGCCGTTACCGTCGGTAATCTGCTCCAGTGCGCCCGTATTCAGCTTCCGATAGAAGAAGAACTTGCACTTGTTGGTTGCTGTGACATCTACATCACCGACAAGCAGTCTGGCGGTGATGGCCTGCCTGGCAATGTCCCGACACGGGTTCCAGTCAAGTGCCGACGGAGAGTCGACCATCAGCTTAGGCTGTGCTTCGCTGCCATCTACGGCGCGAACAAGACGGCTGAAACGGTAGACGTGCGTCTGTCCGGTACGCTTCGCATCGACATACTCGGCGTAGAACTCCAGTGTTACCGGACTGCCGGGAACGGCGTTCTTTTTCACTTGTATCTTACCCTTCTCGGCTCCGGTCTCGGTAATGACATAGCTCTTGTTGGCAGATGTAATCAATGTCCGTACACCGTTCAAGCGCTCGTACCACTTCATGTTGACCAATGACGCGTTGACCGCACCCACCTTGACCACCGCATCCGGGTCGGTGGCATTGCACCGGGGGAACAGCGTCAGGGGGGTAAGCGTGTAGTCCGGAGTGTACTCGGCCTTGTCAGCCTGGTACACCTGCACGTCCGGCACGCTGCCGACAACCTCTATCCCGCCGCTGGTCTGGAGAGGGCGGTAGTTGACCTCTATCTTCTTCTGTATAGTCTGCATAATTAGAAAGTTATATAATTCATTGTCTCATAATTGTTCTGCCCGTCACGCAGCAATACCCGTGCGATGAACTTGCACCCGGTCATGTTCATATAGTCGGGGCCGAGGTCGTTGACCGTCAGCGGCAGTGACTTGCCGGTTTCCGCGTGTGCGACCGCCCAGGCGTTGTCCTCGGTGACGTTGCCCGTGTCGCGCGTCCACTCCACATCACTGTCAAGGATATGCGTCGTCACATCACGGTTGTACAGCTCACCGGTAATGGTGAGGGTGGTCGCAAAACGCTCCGCATCGAAGTACCAGCCGTTGCTGCTCTCAATGTCGATGCTGAAATCCGGATTGCCCTCGACCATTGCCCAGCCCGCTGCTCCGTACTTCGGTTCGTCGGTAGTGTCGGAAACAAGACACATCCACTTGCATCCGTAGTGCCACACGGTATCGTACATCATCACACGTACGGTCTCGGTCTGTGCCTCGCGGTCGGCTTGGTAGGGTTCTGCTCCCGTGGCGGTCTCCATGCTCCACTCGCCGCGGTCGTTGGCGATGCGGGGCAATACGCCTTGGAAGTCGATGCGGTGGATGTCCTGCGCTACCAATCCCCGAACGTAGATATAAGAGTGCAGGTAGTTGATGGGCAGGTTGTCGAACAGAGACAGATGCTTCAGCCTGCCGACGATCACCGAATAGTTGCTTTCCTCAAGGATGGGTTTTGTGACCCCGTTAAGCATGCAGATACAATGCTCACGGGATGACAGATACCAATAACCCTGCCGTTCAGTATCAACCGGGTTGCCACGGTGTGATAATATCATCAACGGCTCAGGAGGATAATTCTTGCCACCCGGCACCTCGCTATCAGGGTACATCACAGCGTTGATCGTATTGGCTGAGATGTCAACATGCAGCACTCTTAACCATGATGTATAATACTTGCCGCCACCTGATGCAAGGTCATTGACAACACCATATACAACATCGTTTTCTGCCAGTGCAGTAAAGTCGTTATCCCACCGTTTCTTCATCTTCAGGCTGTATGTGCCGTCTTCAAGCTGCGATACACTTTCGATGGTACCGGACTCGGAGAAGGAATAGTCGCTCTCCATGGCAGAGAGACGGTTGAAGATAAGCTCAAGGACAGTAAGGGAATCGCGGACTTCAAGGCGTTCAAACTGCGCGCGGCCGTCAGGGAATATTCCGGCACCCTTGCCCGCGACCATCGAGTCGATAAACTCGCCGAACTTCAACAGAAAATTTGTGCCGTCAGCTCGATCTTTCCTCAGAAAAATCTTCTCCAATTCTTCAGGGGAGTATTTGGATAACAGATTCAAGATTCCGACCAGCGTGCGTCCAACCCTCTCTGCGGTATTCTCTCCCTCAGAAGAGGCGTTCCTTATCTGTAGAGCAAGTTTCCTTAATATGTCAAGTGTATCAGGCATTATTCACCAAGTACTCTAAAAGTTACACGATTAGCATTAATCCCTCCACTTCCCCTATACAGCGGAAAGTCTTTTTTGTTATCATTCAAATACCGAACACATTCTTTCATATACCTATCAGCAACAGAGAAAGCATCATTATAAGCCATAAGTTTCTCCTTAAAATCAGAACGCGATGAATATTCGTTATCTTTATTGACAAATCCAAAACGGGTGACATTTCCATCTCCATTTTTCACGATACGAGCATAGGTATAATATGCCAATGTCGTTTTCAGCCCTACAAAGGAACGTTTTCCTCCACATTCTATGGTATAAGAACTACCATTAAGCAACTCACTATAATTTTCCGGATGTTCTTTCACATCTAAGAATAAAGCATCACCCAAAGCTGACTTCAAATCAATGTTCTCCGACTCCCGAATATATGCCTCTATCTTTTCCGTATCGATGTGTATTGACATCGTACGAGCCAACTTATAGACCTCATCTGTTGTTATTAGACATCGCAGCATTTCTTATATATTTAAGAGGTTGTACACTAAAGTCATTGGAAGGATTGAGAGGTTCATACCAATGCGCAAAAATTTTCTGAAAAGCCCGTTCAATCATGCGTTGTTGCTTTGACACAATAGAGTTATAGTATTCAAAAGCATCTTCCAATATATCCCCAGAAAAACCGACCTTACCAATCCGGATACAATACCAAGGCTCCTGCCCGAAAGCCGAATAAATACGTTCAACCACACTGGCATCAGTAACGGTAAACTCCTTATCATAATTTTTAGGACTAATATCCACAAACTCCGGTTTTTCTTCATCAGATTCCAAGGTTACCTCTAAGACCTTTGTCGCATTGGTGTCTCCTTGTAATTGCACGATAGTATCAGAAAAACCAGTATCTTCATTAGTCCTATCCTCTTTTATAGGATTTCCGTTTTCATCAAAACGTACCGAAGAAGCACCTTTCTTTGTAATTATCATCCCGGAAGGCATGAAGTTACAACGCACATTACGATACTTCACATTGGCTAATCCCTCATCCGTACTCATTTCCGTAATCACACGGTCAGCTCTTCCGATAGGATACACGAATTTCCCTGTGTTGCTAATCCATAGTATCTGCCCCTTATAGTTTTCAATCCCTCCGGCAGCCCGAATTTGCGCATAGACCACCTCTTTACGTGGATTAAATACATCTATAAACTCTACATTTTCTGGTATTACCTTTATGGCTTTTCCCTGACGGGTTTTCTTTCCTGTCCAATCCGGATGAACTGCGATTTTTGCGATATATCCGGATTCATCCTCCTCCAACAAACGGCAATTTTCAAAGGGGATGTGCTGTACTTCCACTATATCTGCGAACATATTATAATTAACATGTATCGCCATCCCATCGTAATCAGCAACATCCTTGCAGACGAAAGCATGGATGTCATCTGCCGTATCTCCACGGCGGTTAACCACATATTCAGAAAAAGCAACCTCACGAAACCCATTTCCCTCTATGAAATTGGCATAACGTTCTGCACATTCACTACCCGTTGAACTCGCAGCGATGATATTTCTTAGATGTTGGGGATATAAATTATCATCACCGTAGCTTTGGATGCCAAGATTACGTAAATAGCCCGTGTCAACACGCCTATTACTCTTCTTCTTTAATTCATTTACATTCATCGTTCCGTGAGGTTGTTCTTTATTTCACCGTTTCTACGGCTTCTATAGTCTGCTTAGAGTCAACTACAGATTGAGCCTCTTTAATATGAGCATCCAATACTTTAGCTGTAACTTTCTTCCCGTTCAGTTTATAAGTCTTGAACGCATCTCTCACAATCTCAGAAGTAGCACCTTCCACTTCAAAGGCTTTCACCAATTCTGAAACCAAAGTTTCATCCAATGGTAAAGCAGGACTCATCCGTCTTTCAACCCTTTTCTCCCAATCGGAAGGCGTTGAAGCAAAAAAGACTATCCCTTTAGGATTTTCCGCAAGATACCTTTCTGCCGCTTCGTCAGTAAGATTGTTGTTGGTGTACATTTCACTACTTCCAAAGCCTACTTGGAGCAATACACCATTTTTCAATGCATAACTTGATTTTTCTTTCATTTTTCCATATCTTTTTAAGTACGAATACATTTCAATCACAGCGTCACGATAGCAATCACCACATGAGGTCTTGGTAAATGTCCTACCAAGAACTTCATGAAACATCAGTTCAATGTCTGATTTATCAGAAGAAGAAAGGGAGACCTTATCCCCCAATCTCTTCAACTTATCAACCATCTCCAAGACAAGCATATTCCCTCCTATGCTGCCGGTTCAGCCGTCAAAGTGTTGACAGCTGTCTTAGTTGCTTCATAACTCGTCTTGAACAAAAATAATGCAGATTTAGGCGTTTTCTGCTCTTCCAAGGTAACAGCCCATCCACCTTCAGTATCCTCGCTATACTTATCGTTGTCGATAGCTGTAGCTGTAAGCCCTTGGTAGTAACCATACACCTGAAAAGCGGCATCACCAGGGTTTCCTTCTTTCTGTAAACCCTTATATTTATTCTCCAACACCACAACATAGGTACCGTTAGCCAATCCGTCAATAACATCAGCGCATACATCCGGGTCGTTTGCCAATATCACAATCGCGACAGTATTGGTAAACGAACTACGATATGTGCCAGCCACTAATGAGGTCTTTGTACCCGTAAATGGATTTTTACCAGGAACAACAACCTTATAAGCCTTCTTCCCGGTTTTCATAGCCAGCGTTTCAATCACATTCTTTTTTGTAGAATTGAATACTGTGGCTGCAAAGTCCACATCCGCACGATTCATTATTACCCCTTCCTGCTCCAATCCTTGTACTACTGGATCATCACACGACGGAACAATATCTTTCTTTAAAATATCATCACATACTCCCATAGAATACCTCCTTTTGTCAATATGCTACTTGCACCAAGTTGTCCTCGCCAATCATAGAACCGAGTTTACCAGTAGAATAGATATAATTCTTACGGGGTTTTCTTTCAAACCAGATATCAAGGTCAGATATCGGGTTATCGCCTTCACAACCGTACATTAAATTGTCCGGAGAACATAGAACCGCACGGTGAGGAAGGTTCAGTTTCGTTTTATCGTTCTGATACGCTTGAATAAATCTATCCCAAATAGAACATTTTACGACCGTAACGCCGTCATACTCTCCTACTTCAAGGCCGTCAAAAATGACCGTCCAAGGCATAATAACCTTATATTTCTCCCTCACATCACGTGACAAAGAATCACATAATGATTTTGTAGCAAAAATTGCATGTCCGGACTTCTGGAAAATACGGCTATCCGCATCTTCAAGCATCGTGTCAAACACAGATGTAGCAGCCCCCAATTCTTTCATCTTGGACTTCTGCAAAGCATAAGATGCTTCAGAGTTGGCTGATATAACGGTATGCTGACCGGAATTCTCTGCACATATGGCAAACAGGCGTTTAAAGAAACCGTCACATGTCTTGAACAATTCTACATTCAATCCATCCGTAATTTGACCGGAACCGTCAATATTAGCGGCATCCTTGTCTCCAAACCAAGTGAAGCGCCATAACATTTTCATCATTGCTTCCGTCAGTTTTGGAAGGACAATCCCATCCATATATTCAGTAGAAGTAAGGTCCGCAATATTGGTACCGGTCTTCAAGCAGTACTTTGCAATAGTATTCTCCAAATCCTCATAGCACATTTCCAACGGAACTTGCCAGTCGCCAATTTCCCATACTTTCTGGGCGGCAGCGATAGCCACTTTTTGATATTCAGGGTCACATCCGGCACCTGCGATACCTACATCCTCCATCTCACCGATGAAGCCAACTTTCTTGCCATTGGTCACTTTAGGCATGAACGTCATAAAACGCTCCATATCCTCATTTTGAAAGACTGTCAGTTCAATCAAGTCTTTCAAATCCTTCACCGCCTGATTGTCTGGCGTCAATTTTGAAAAATCTAAAATAGGCATACTCAATTCTCCTTTCTTTACTTTTTAGCTCTCTTCTCTCTTTCCTCTCTCAATTTTCTTTGAATAAGTGTCTCCTCTGCACTTGCTTGTGTCTCAACAGTATTCTTGAAGGATTGGGTACGCAAAGAGACTCTATAGGTTGAACAATGTTTTGCTAGCCAATTCTCACCTCCTGCCATCTTTACAGCATTCAGTATCTTATTGTCCTCAACTGTACGGGCATTGGTTTTCAATGCCGCATTTTCCTCTTCAAGTTCTTCAATGCGCGCCTTTAAAGCTTCAATCTCCTCGTCACTGTTTGCTTCTTCCGGGTCTTTGATTTCTGTAATCACTCCGTCTGTTACAATGATAGTCTTACCATCGGGCATAACATGCTCGCCATCGGGGGATGCCGCATCTCCCACCTGCGGTTCTCCTTCTTCACGTTCCACCGTCAGTGTATTACCTTCGGCATCTGTCAGTTCCATAGATACTACCGGAATGTCTTCTATCTTCTGGTAGCCACATTTCGCAAGCAGTCTGTCAATGATAGATTGCTTTACCGTTACTTGTTTCTCTTTGTTCATTTTCTCACTATTAAGTTTATAATCAGTTCCTTTTGCTGTAGTCGGTATAAGAACATCAGATATAAATCCAAGTTGTTTTGCAACCTCACCGCCAAACCATGCCTCCTTGTTCATCTGGACCTCCAAAATGGTCGATTCAACTCCTGTCCGTTCAACATATACAGCCATCATCTTATCCTTTTCCGCTTCCAGACTTGATTTGATGGATTCTATAGTTTCAAGGTCCAATAAATCATCATATCTTGCCAAATATGGTTTGTGGATGAGAAACTTTGCATGAGGATAAGCTTTTCTGCGTTCAAGTGGAGCAGAAAGCAAAATGATGGTAGCCATAGAAGCACATCGTCCAACAACGGTACAAGATATTTCCTTGCCCGACGCACGTAATGCATCATAAATAGCATACCCCTCAACCGTATCACCGCCGCACGAATGGATTTCAATGTCAATTTTAGGGTCAGCCGGGTCAAGCCATGAAAGGAAGTATTGGATATCCGGAAACGAAAGCCCCTCGTCACCGGTCAAATACCAATTTTCCATTTTATCCTTATCGGCTACAATGTCCTTGTTAATGTATAATTTAGCCATATCACATAATTGTTTGTAACAAAGGTAGAAAACATGATACGGCTTGAAGAAAATAAGAAGTCTATTCCACTGACACGCTTTGTCAGCAACTTTTTCAAAACAAAAAAAGAGCGGAATAATTCCGCCCCTAAATATCCACTTTACTTGAGAACTTATCTATTATCCGATAAATTGTCCTTTCCGCAATATTATACTCATCGGATAAATATTGCATGATATAAGTCTTTTTATGCCCCTCCTTTGACAGACGGACATACTCTTGATACACGGGAATATATTTCACATCCCCGACATCAAGCGAAGCGTCCCCCATCATTTGAAGAAGACTTTTATTCAATATCAATAGTTCATATGCTTTCATATACTACCAAGATTTTCAACGTACTTAACCCTATTAGCAACAGAGGTAAACTCTTCCACAGAAACCACCGGAGCAGGCGCCATCATCATACCTTTTGCAACAGCTTTGGCCAGCATGTCCTCTCCTAACGCCTGATTGGAAGAAGCTGTTACATTAATGGGAATACCTCCTCCTATCTGATTGAAAGCCGACAATAACGGAGCAAACATCGAGGTTGCAGCAGCCGTCATTACACTTTCACCGTTGGACAACATAGCAGGTATGGAATCGCTTGTACCGGAACCTGGACCTTCAACTTTACCTCCTTGTGCAAATTTAGCACTTTTCACCGATTTCATAGCCTTTCCCATAACAGTAGTTACAGATGCCACTACAGTACCTATCGCAGCAAGCATGTCAATCCATGTTGCAGATGAGCGGGTAGCTGTTTCTACGGCTTTGGCAATGGCTACCCCTTGTGCAATAGAAACCTCCGCAATAGCCAGTATTTTCGCCAACTGAGCCATATTCTCGTTATCTCCTGCCGCTTGTTCCAACAAATCAGAAAGATTCCCTGCCAAGACAGAAAGGGATTCACCTTTATTTTGCTGCATCTCCACTTCCTTGTCAATGACCGCCTGCTTTGCATCCAAGTATTCTTGGTCTGCAGCAAGCTGCCTGGCCCGGAATTCGGCATCACTCTCCTCTCCCATCCGTCTCAAGCTGTCTTTCAGTTCAAGCTTCTGCTGTTCCTGCATACGAAGAAGCTCAAGTTCACTATCTCCATTCAATTTAGCTTCTGCCAATTCATTATCCAATCGAAGTTTGAATGCATCAGCTTGTTTCTTTGCTGTATCATTCTCATGTTGAACGGACAAATCATCAATCTCTTTATTGTACTTCTCCGTAATAGCAAGCTTCATCTGTTCAGTAAGCTCTTTCTGACGGAGTTCTACGTCACGTTGGGCAACAAGTTGCTGCATCTTTAGTTGGTACTCCTGCTCACTTCCAGCTTTTACGGATTCAAGTTGCAGAGAGATTAGTTTCTGCCGGTTCTCCACCTCCTTCATCAGTTGTTCTTCCGATAATTGTTGTAATGCATCATTTTTTTGCTGTTCAAGTGCAATGATCTGCTGATTGAGTGCTTGGCGCATAGTTGCTGTAAGACCTATTTCAGTACGTAAACGAATGCGTAAATCCTCTATCTGACGCTCATACACTCTCTTAGTCTCAATAAATTGTTTTTCTTGAGCATCCTTGACTATCTTCAAGGCTTCATCTTCTGCTTTTCGGATTTCCTCGCGCTCTTTTTCTTTGATGGCAGCCACTTTCTCTGCCACAGCTTTCTGCACTGTGACTATTTCTCCTCTAATCGTATTCTCCTGCTCAAGTAATTCCATAGTTTTAGAGAAATACTCCTTCTCCGCATTGTATTTTGCAGCTTCAAGTTCAGCCAACTTATCATTTGTCTCTGCATCATTTTCTGCCCATTCTGAACGCTTACGAAGAAGCTCAAACTCTCTCGTTGCCAAATCCACATTCCGCTTTGCCTGCTCCTCTTCAAGCTTATTAGCCTGCTTTACGAAAGCAAGTCTCTCCTCTGCCGTGAACTTCTCCTTGTCTTTCGCCTGCTGGCGCAAACGTGCGACCTCCAGCTGGTCTTTAGCATTCTGTACTTGGTCCGTTCGCGCTTGTTTTGCTATGGCTGCTTCTTCCTTAGCCAGTTTGATAGCCTCTCTATTGGCATCGTTAATGTCCCTGATATACTTTCCTATGCCAGGCAATTTTTCTGCCATCTTAGCTATCCATCCAATCATCTTTGCTCCAGACTCGACAACAGATAGAATACCTCCCGCTAATCGTTGAACTATGTTCAAAAGAAAATCAAGTGACCTTGATAATGGAGCAGTAATAATGTTCCAACGATTTGACGCTTCTTCACTGGAATTAATAGCTTTGGATACAAGCATTATCGCTGCAGCAATACTAGCAAGAATAGCAACTATCGGATTCGTCAGTAAAGCTAATAATTGCTTACTAAATCCTATAACAGCTGTTTTCCCAACATTAAAAGCTTGTTTCACTCCCCCAAGTTCTGTTTGCATTTTAATAATTGAATCAAGAAATGGGATATTTGATTGTGCAGCCTTTAAAATAGCAGCTTCATAGTTTCCTACATTCCGATAAAAGCGCTGCGTTTCTTCTTCCGCACCTTTCAGTTCATCGGTAATGGCATTTATCTTATCTTGCAGCTCTTTGCCTTTGACTCCCTCACGCTCTACACGACTTAATCTGTCATAAGCAGCGGTAAGATTGGAAAGCTCAGCCCGCAACCTAACAAGGCTTCCTTCCATCTCTGTCTGCTCTTTACGTTCATTTTGAATTTGTTTATTCAATACACGGATAGATTCGGTGTATTCTTTGGCGGCTATCTTTGTTTCTGCCATCATTAAGTTGTATTTTTCCCTCTCTATCCGCCCTTTACTCACATCCTCCTTCAACTGCTTTTCCCTTGCTTTTAATTTATCAAGTTCAGTACTGTATTCAGCTATCTTAGTAATGGCTTTATCATACCTCACTTTAATCTCTAATATTTTCTCTTCCGCATTTCCCATAACTACACCTCCAATTGTAACAATTTACATTCACATATTCCCGTATCTTCCGCCTTAATGGAAATAATGGCATAATATCTACCATATTGGGCCAAATAAATTGGAACAGTCATATCCAAGTCTCTCAACTCAATATCATTTATTTCTATCTTTTCTGTAATAACAATAGGCCTTCGTATGATAGATTGGTATGTTTGGTAATACATAGAAAGGAGTGTATTCCAATCAAGACCAGTAAATACCCCTTTCACACCATTATAAGCCAATAATCTTGGCTCAACTGAATTGTATTCCAAATTACCTTCCTCATCATATGAATATATTGGTATCTTGGCTACATCCGAGAATTGGTCACTGGCAGCAAACGGCAATTCAACAACATCTCTTTCACTTTCTATCGTTTCGTTTTCTACAAACAAATACCCATCATATTTCCCCACTACCGTATCATCCTCCTTCCATCTATAAAAATTCTTTTGAGAAAAATCATCAAGAGAATAGGCAATCGCATTAGGTTTATTATCTTTATATGTAGCAACCAGCCTACGGGTCCAATCCAACGCTTTCGCCTTATTAGACATAATTGTATCAAATGATACAAACACAAGGCCGTTACTTTCTGTGAACAAAGGGAAAGTACCTATGATTGCCGATATAGCTTTAATAAAATCAGACTGCTTTATATCTGGCAGATTAGGTATTATCCAATATCTACCACCCAATAATATTTCTTGCTCTATATTCGTTATCTTCAACGTGCCGCTAATAGAAACGACATCAGATGGCTTGCCTATATTCTGCAAAGCAAATTTCAGATGAGGAATAGAAGAATGTAGAGTAGAAAGCATCTCTGTTTGCCTATTCTCAAATTGAAACAAGACCTCATATACACCGTCACTTATAAAATTTACATTCAGTAATGGAATTGTAAGTACAGTACTTGTATCCAGTTCGCTACCGACTTCATTGAAGTTGTAATTATAAACTTCCAATGTAGCAGATAATGGAGCCACATTTGTATTTACTTTAACTTTAAAATTACCCGATATCTTAGGTACAGCATTTATGACTTTAGACCTATAGCCATTGTAATATCCTCCACTCACTCCGTTTCCTATTACTGCAAGGTTTCCATAAAAAGAACCAACATTTCCCATATCGTTGAAGTATATGTTTGTCTTGCCAGCCCTATCCTCTGCAACGCCCTTTAAATCAACGGTTATAGCTTCGATTTCTGCATACTCTTCGCTTGGATTTTTTTCCAATAATGGAACAAACATGTTTTCCAATAAAGCCTCTTTGTCTTTTGGAAAAATAAAAGATATGCCGTTATCCTCTTCTATGTATTCCATGATTTGTTTTACAGACTGAACAGGATGATACCACACCATTGAATCTCCATTTCTGAAACCATAGTCAACCTTTGGATATACACGATCATTTTCTCCCCAATCTTTCCATTCAATATATTTCGGATAATATATACCTCCCACATATTCACCAGCATCCATATCTCTCAGGCTTTTTCCACTTTCAAGCATTGATGATAGTGCTGTTATATTTCCCCACGTCATGGCAATCTCAATCTTATCAGATATAGATATAAGTACAGCCTTAGCAGTTGGAATAACCTCTACCCCATTACGAAAATATCTTGCATCATGATATTTCCGAGGATAACCGGAGTCTGCAGATGGAAGCTCAGCATGCGATATGATACGTTGATTCCTTATTGTCTTAGGTAATTTGATTGTATAACTATTATTGCTCACAATTTTACTCAAGTCTGTAAAAATATTGCTCTTGAAATTAAGTGTAATCTTGGTATTATCGTCCAAGTCTACCAACTTACCATCAATAAATAGCATGTCATTTCTCATAAGCTTTGTACTCTTGTTTCTGGTAATATGATTGTTGCTACGAAATCCTGCAATACGGCTCTTGTCTTATTGAAGTTACCAACAGATACATTCACCGCCTTCCAGCTATCAACTCCATTCACATTTTTACCTGCATACATATCAACGATGGGTGACAACGCGAGTTGAAACAAGAAGTCAAACGTTTCAGAGTCCACTAAAGGAGCACACACCAACAATGTATTCTCTTCTGTTTTTCTCTGCTTACGTCCTGAACCTCCATGATAGCCATTAACATAGTTATAGTCTTGCATATTATTACGAATAAATTCACCATCATTGGCAATTTGTTTACTCTCATCACCACGTTTAAACAACCAATAGCAATAAAAGCCATGACGATTTATCCAACGTAAATAAATTCCATCCGTGCATTCATCAACTAAAAGCCTCACGTTTACAGCCATATTCGTCAATGCATGAAAAGTAAAATCAAATGTATTGTCGAACACGTTTGCCCCCACACTCGTTCCCGGCAATTTCAATACGACCTCATTGTTTGCATCAATTCCATTCAAAGTAATATTATACACCTTTCTTTCAGACAATGTAATAGCTGGTAAAGAAATGCTGTCAGCGGTCACACTCACATTAGCATTACCGGCCGTATACATTCCTACCGTAAACGGAAGGTTTTTAAACCACGTCAATATACGATTTCCATTATACCGTTCACCCACCTTCATTGCCCCCCAAATGATGAACGTATTGAATTGAAAACTTTCAGACATTGAACTGTCCGAATAAAAGTCAATATCTACAGAGAACACACGTCCTACCCCGCTATCTTTCGGAATCGTCTGTGAATAATCAATTTTCCCAAATTCTACAGTGTCAAATGTAGACTGCATGTAAAACGACACATCAAAAAAGCATGCATTATTAAACAGAGCCCTCTTCTCCTTGTATGAAATTTCAGAAACGATATCAGTCACCGTCACCTCCACGTAATCCCAAGCATGCCCGTAAATGTTTATCACTACCGGATTAAAACAGAAAGATATTTCATCCGGATATTCTATGGTTGTTTCCCCTATCTTATGAGTTCTCATTACTATGTAGATTTATATGTGTCACATCATCAACGAGTATACCAAACACACGGTCCATAATGTCCCGTATTGTTTGCTCCACGTCCGTTGTATATATATCCTCGTACGTACCAGAGCGATAAAGTGATGTGCCCTCTGTTGCTATCTTCCGGGCCACAAGGTATGCAAATGACCTTGGTCTCTCCACTTGGATACCCTTGTCTATCATCCATTGCTGAATAATCTTATAGAATCCTTTCGGTACTTTCCCCGAGGCACGTCCCACCTCCAGAACTCCGAACGCTTGACGACCATAAAGAGTACCATGATTATCATCCACGACAACGTGCAGGCTCTTGATAGTTTTGCCACTTGCACGCTGCCCAGCCCGTATATGATTTTCTATGATGCGCTGCCGAAGATTATCCAACTCCTCACACAATATCGCCTTTACCTCTTTCCTCCTATCTTCCATAACTAGCACATGGGCGCTCCTTGAACCTCTTTCAATTTCAATTCTATTACTATTCCGGTAACATTTACATCCAGCTTATCATAGAAAACGGAATAAGGTACCTCATCGCTCACCCACTCAAACAGCTCGCTCCTATTCAACTCACGGATAAACTGAACCGCATATCCTTTGCATCTCTCAATGACCTCCTCATTCTCCACCCCATCGAAATCAAATTTGGTCTTATCAGCAAATGCTATCATGCAGTTAGGAGAATCCCTTAGCTGTGTTCTTGATATGACGAATTTCCCGGATATAGGAAGCAAATTTATAATGGCCGGCAATGGCATCTTATCCAGCCGAACGTTGGCGGTCACCCAGTTATCAAATAAATAGGTAACTCCTTCCAGCTTTTCTGCAACAGAAGCTATCTTCCTTTCTACACTTGTATTCATTGCTTATTCTGATATATTTCCCGTAATCGACGTTCATAGCGTATTTTCTCTGCATCCATGTCAAGGCATTTATATACCCTCACCCATGGAACACATTCTACCTGCTCATGGTCAGTTATCCCCATGCGGGTAGCATAGTAATCCACCAAGCCAAACAACCCGAACGAAAGTTTATCAACCCCAGCACGTCTTTCTTCCGGAGTCGGTGCCACGCTTGTAGTTTCAAAGAGCTTGGTAATACGTTCAACTTCCCTAGTTACCCATGTGGAGAATCCCCAAATATCCGCTGCTTCATACTTCTCTATCTTATCAATAGGCAAACCGAGGACAACACGACATGGAACCATTATACAGTCTATTACATTGCGTACGGATTGCAGTTCCATCAACTGACCTATGGTGAGGTCGTTCAGAGTCTCCGGAACTCTGACACCTGCGACAAAGTCCGGTTTAGGCAACTTTCCTATCTGCTCCAACAATTCAGCAGCATTGCTCGCCACGTCACTCAATATCAAAAACTCTTTTACTGTCATATCTGTCCTAATTTTGCTTTTGGTCTTTTAGGTATCGGTTTTATACGAAAAAGCATTGCCATTATCAACATGTCGAGGTAATCCGGAGAATGCCCGAGTATATCTTTCATATTCTCCTTGCTGATTATCCCTTTCTTCCGGGTATCGGCATCTATATGATCTTGCTTCAAGACGGACAATTCTTCCATTATGCGCTCTCTTTGCGCTTCCGTACATATAATTCTTATCTGCCGATTATTTATTAGCTCTGCAAGCTTAAATGCACATTCAGATTTCAGGTTGTCGTACTCTGGATTAATCGGTCGGGTACCACCATGAAATTCTTTGATACCATTCAAATAACTTTCAAGGTAGCTTCCAAGTCCATCACTATCAACTATCATCATGCTACGTGGAATCTTCCACTGTATCATCATGTTTTTAAGGTCCGTCTCAATAGATTTACCCGTGCTATATTCCTGGTCTAACCGGATATAACACACATTACCCACCCAGTGCCCCCCGACAAAACGGTCGCGTCCTTTCATGGCAAGGTCAGCTGCTCCCGTCGATAATCCTATCGGTTTTACGTGCTCATTTGCGAATAGGTCACAAATGGCATCATAATCACAGAGTGCTGTCGGGTCGTTGTCATACTCCCAATTACCATAGTACAAGCGCTCCTTTGTCACTTTGTCCCTGGTATTGCGGAGCGTATCTATGTAGTCCTCGGTAGCGTAGGGATTATCCTGCACCAATGCTTGAATAAAAGCGTATGGGGCTTCCAGCTTGCCTTCTTTCCACGGTTTGTAGAACTCACGATAAAGCCAGTTCTTCTTTGGATTGCAAGTGATAAGTATCTTCCCGGATATTCCATACACATCATTCAAGTGCCGTCCTATACGCGTCTTCAAAACCTCAAATGCGAGGTAGTGAACCTGCCCGGCTTCTTCAATCCACCCTCCAGTAAACTCCTTGGAGCCCAATCGCTCATACATCGGGTCTTTGACGGGATAATATGTCAAGTCAAGAAAGATGATTTCCGACCCATTCCCTAAAAGTATACCGTCATTGGTCTGCTTGTAGTCAGTGAATCGATGCCACTTTGCCACCTTGTCGAAAGTGACAGAGATAGACTCACGGCTATCTTTCAAATTATTTCGGCCAGCGAACCATCGAGTGCCCGGGAGATAGTAAGCACATTGCATAAGCCATTCACACCCAAGCCATGACTTTCCACCTCCACCAGCTCCACCATAACACAGAAATTTCGTAACATCGTCACGAAGGTAGTTATAGGCTAACCTCTGCTTTATATTGACCTTATATCCCATTACTTGACTTTCTCCGCATCTTCTGTATATGGTAGAAAATTAAATCCTTTGAACTCTTTTCCTGCATTCGTATGGTCCACCTCTTGTTTGTCGGAAAGTCCAAGTTTACGGGCAATGATATTCGCATTGAAAGCTCCAACGCACGCTCCCTCAAACTGCTGCGTTTCGATGGTTTCCTCCACGCGTGCGATGACCTCCAAAAAATCTTCATCATTCTTATTTCTACATTCGGAACGAAAAGTGCTCCACCACTTGGAAGAAGCACCTACATAAATACAGAAACCGGTAAGGGAATACGGACGGGAAGTCGGGGAAACTTCTTGTTGTACTTGTTGCTCATTGACTGTCTCCACTTTCTTTCCTTTTTTCCTTCTTACCGGAACAGTCTTTTGAATGGCCTTTTTAGATAACCATGGGTTTTCATCACACCATTGGAAATACTCACATGCCGCCTCCCATAAGAGTTCTGGCGTGGAAAAAAGTTTATCCCTCCCATGCTTGCTCCTTAACATCCAAAATTTATTTCCAGTTGGTGCCGCCATCTTATTTCTTCTTGAATCGTTCGTCCAATATCTTAGGAACAGTGTTATTCCAATTAATCACGTGGTGCAATCTTTTCGTTTCCTCGCTATGGCCCATCACGCCCACCTTCACAGAGGATGGCATCATCATAACCGTATAAAAACTCTTGACATATGTCCCTTGACTCATGTATATATCTGTCATCCCACCCTTATTCTTCTGTGTCTGCTTCTGGTTTAGCGCCACTTGTGGAACCTGCAGAAGCAGACATCCCCTGCTACCAAGCGTGGTATAGGTGTTCACATCTTCATTAATGCGACCAACGAATTGGAACGGTCTATCTACGGAACAGATGAAAGAATTCATCGCTTTCCGTTTCATCTTCTCGCCTTTCAAAATATCGTTCTCCTTTCCTCCTACAAAATCGCCTCTCTGAGCCATAGCCAAAGTGAGAGCCGGAATACTTTCATAAAAACGTAGCATAGCTTCAAATACCACGTCCAATTGCTTTATCGCCCTCTGTTTGACTATACCATCTCTACCATAAGTAAAAGAAAACACATCGTAATCATCATCCAGTTCTATGAAGTATTTGTAGCCAAGTTTTCTTGCTATCTGAAAGCAAGCATTACGCGCATAAACAATAGCTCTGCGATCATCAAAATTATCCGCTTCATCAAAAGTCTTTGCAATCTTTGGTTTATCGAACATTACAACGTTTTTATATTTCGCGTAATAATCTGCGGCCGCCTTATCTTCATTGTCTATCACATAAACAATTGGTCCCGTATAGCCACACTTCCGCAAAGTCTTATCTGTGATGACGGAATCGGCACGGCCATGCGTCAGTATGAACGCTACAAAATCACTCCTCATCTTCGGTATCCTCCAGCATTATTTCATAAATATCCTCCTTGAACCGAGAATAACCGTTCTCTATCGCCTTATCAAAATCTATTATTACCAGTGCAGATGCCTCCATCAGTTCCTGGACTTCTTTATCTTGATGAGCATAGAACTCTGCTATCTGTCCGTAATCAAATACTATATGCCTCAATGCTGCTATCCGAAGAAATTCCTTCACACAGTCCGGGACATCTGAATCGTCTATTGCCGAAAGCAGTTCTTCATATTTACTTTTGTCATAGAGAGAATCTATTTCCGGGCATACAGGGCTTTTAGGCTCATACACCGGAGCTTCAATCTTTTTCGTGTATTTATTCCGGGCATCACTTTCACTATCTACCAGACTATCATAGTCAAAATCAAAGTTTAATCCCCAATCCATCAAAGACTCTGCATTCCACTCCTTCAATAGTTTTTCGTCCCATGTACCATTATTCACGTTATCACGGATAATAATCTCCCGTTCTCGTTCTTCTGTCAACCCATGAAGCAGAACCGTCGGCACGTCAGAAAGTCCTAGTTCCACACTGGCATCATACCGTTGGTTTCCGGCTATAATCACCAGTTCCCCAGTCCGGTCAGAGAGTATGATGGGACGTGCCTCGAAGTAGTCCGGATTACTATGAATAGACTCTTTGAGTATCCGCATCTGCTCCTCTGATATGGTTCTGGGATTGTTACCCAGTTTTTTAAGGTCTTCTATTTTTCTATAAATTATCTCCATTGGCACACTATTTTACGTTACGAAAATAAAGATACCGAATAATCCACGAACGGACTATTCGGCATCAAAGAAGTTACTGACACGATTTGGCAGAAGATTTTGCTTTAGCCAGCAATACCTTAAATAAATCCCAACCTTCAATTTAACAATTACACCGTTAATGGTTAACAAGTACATTTACCAGCTAAACCATGTTATAAGATGGCTGAACAAAGGCTCATAATTTGCATAACTTCCACAAAACCTTACCTTTGCAATGTGTTTTTCATAGTATTAGATTAAGGTTAACAAAAAGATTGGCTGTCCGGGAGGATAGCCTTTTTTGTACATATTACAGGCTACATCTCAAAAGCAAGTTGTCTCCAATTTATCCGATTATTTGGAAGACTTTCATTACATATTGTACCAATAAATAAGATATTTTACTCCTACATTATCTTTAAAAATGTTTCCACCATTTGCTAAAGACAATATTTATTTCTACATTTGAATTTTAACGAATCAAACAATATCACTAAATGTAAGAAT